GAACCTGCAGGCCCTCTGCAAGACTTGCCACGACGCCAAGACTGCCGAAGAGAACCGCGCGATGCATGGGGCTCGCTGACCGGGTAGGGGGTGGTGAATCTCTGTGGCCCTAGGGGCTGGAAACCGCCGATCACCCCATTCGGACAATTTTTCCCACTTTTCAAAACGGAATCAAAATGGCCGGAGTCAAAGGACGCAGCGGTAGCGGCGGCGCCCGGCCTGGAGCCGGCCGCAAGCCGAAGCCAAAAGAGCCGCCACAGCCGCCCCATGTCGTGGCAACCCGTGACCCCCTCGAGTTCCTGCTCGACGTCATGCAGGGCGTGGTAACGCCGACCAGGGAGCAGCTGCGCGCGGCCGTCGCCGCCACCCAGTACAAGCATCCGAAGAAGGGTGACGCTGGGAAGAAGGATGGTGCAGCTGAGCGGGCACATGCTGCTGGTGCCGGAAAGTTCGCGGCAGCGCAGCCGCCTAAGCTCATCGCTTCGAACGGCCGGAAGGTCTGATGGAGTGGACTACAGCCTGTCCAGACTGGGCTGACAGGATCAAGTCCGGGCGCTCGATCATACCGCCTCCGATCTTCCAGGAGGAGGCCGATCGTGCGCTGGCTGTCTTCAAGGAACTGCGCATCGTCGACGCTCCAGGTAGCCCGACATTTGGCGAGGCAGCAGCTCCTTGGGTGTTCGACCTGGTCGCATCGATCTTCGGCGCCTACGATGCTGAATCCGGGCGCCGGCTGATTACTGAATGGTTCATCTGCATCCCGAAGAAGAACAGCAAGTCGACGCTGGCCGCTGGAATCATGATGACGGCGCTGATCCTGAACTGGAGGGAGTCTGCCGAGTACGCGATCCTCGCGCCGACAATCGAGATTGCGAACAACAGCTACGCGCCTTCTCGGGACATGGTCAAGAAAGATGACGAGCTGGATGCGCTCATGCACGTCCAGACCCACATCAAGACCATCACGCACATCAACAGCAGCGCCACGATGAAGGTGGTGGCTGCTGACAGCAACACCGTCGGCGGCAAGAAATCAGTCGGCACTCTGGTTGATGAGGTCTGGCTATTCGGAAAGCAGCCGGATGCCGAGAACATGCTGCGCGAAGCCATCGGCGGCTTGGCCAGCAGACCAGAGGGCTTCGTGATCTACCTGACCACACAGTCAGACGACCCCCCGGCAGGAGTATTCCGCCAGAAGCTTCAGTACGCCCGCGACGTGCGCGACGGCAAGATCAACGACCGTCGCTTCGTGCCGGTAATCTTCGAGCATCCGCCGGAGATGGTGGCGAAGAAAGAGCACCTGCTGATCGAGAACATGGCCATGGTCAACCCGAACCTTGGCTATTCGGTTGACGAAGAATTCCTGCGGCGGGAATACACCAAGGCAAAAGAAGGCGGCGAGGAATCGTTCCGCGGCTTCATGGCCAAGCATGCCAACGTCGAGATCGGCCTCGCCCTCCGGTCTGACCGCTGGGCAGGCGCCGACTACTGGGAGCAGCAGGGAGACGACAGGATCACCCTGGACGAACTGCTGCGACGTTGCGAAGTTGTCGACGTCGGCATCGACGGCGGCGGCCTTGACGACATGCTCGGGCTATCAGTAACCGGACGCGAAGCTGGCGCGGAAGGCGAGCGAGCGCGCTGGCTGTCGTGGAATGCCGCATGGGTGAACAAGATCGTCCTCGAGCGCAGGAAGTCAGAGGCCGCGCGCTTCGAGGACTTCGCCAAGGACGGCGACTTGATCATCTGCGAATACGTTGGACAGGACGTTGACGACGTATGCGCGATCGTCGCGCAGATCGAAGAGAGCGGACTGCTCGATAAGGTCGGGGTCGACCCGGCCGGAATCGGTGGGATTCTGGATGGGCTGATCGATGCTGGCGTGCCACAAGACAAGATAGTCGGCGTGTCACAGGGTTGGAGGCTCGGCGGCGCGATCAAGACCACCGAGCGCAAACTGGCCGAAGGGACGCTGCTGCATCACAGTTCGCGGCTGATGGCGTGGTGCGTCGGAAATGCAAAGGTTGAGCCGCGCGGAAACTCGATCCTGATTACGAAACAGGCCTCAGGGACGGCGAAGATTGACCCGCTGATGGCGACGTTCAACGCGGTGTCGCTGATGTCGCTGAATCCGGCGGCTCCGCAAAAATCCTACACCGAAGACGATCTGCTCATCCTATGAACTTGAGAAACCGCATCGCTTCATGGCTGCTGCGCGGCATCCATCCGCGCGATCCTGCCCTGGCCCAATGGCTTGGCAGCGCCATGACTGCGTCTGGTGTGTCAGTCACGGCTGACAATGCCATCAGCGTGGCTGCGGTTTACAGCTGCATCAGGGTGCTGTCTGAAACGCTGGCCGGGCTGCCACTCATCGTCTATCGGCGCAAACCTGGCGGAGGCAAAGAACGCGCCACCGACCACTGGCTCTATCAGCTTCTGCACGTGGCTCCGAATGGCTGGATGACAAGCTTCGCCTGGCGCGAAATGGGAATGGCCCATCTGTGCCTGCGCGGCGCCTCCTATTCGCGCATCGTCGGAGATGCACGCGGAAAGCGGCAACTAATCCCGATCCACCCGGATCGCATGCGCCCCGTGCTGCTCGACAGCGGACGGCTTGCCTACGAAATGCAGAATCAGAACGGCGGATTCACCACGCTGCTGCAGGAAGAGGTGCTACGCATACCGTTCATGACGCTTGACGGCGTGCGGCCTGTCACGCCAATCCAATCGCAGCGCGAAACCATCGGCGCGTCGCTGGCATCACAAGACTACGGCGCTCGCTTCTGGGCGAATGACGCCCGCCCGACAGGCGGATGGATCGAGATGGAAGGCGACTTCAAGGATGAAGTCTCTGGAAATAAGTTCCGGGATAAGTGGCAGGCTGCAATGACAGGAGAGAACCGGCACAAGACGCCGTTCCTCCCAAAAGGCATGAAATACCACCCGCTGTCGCTCACGATGGAAGACGCCCAGTTCCTCGACACACGCAAGTACCAGCGCTCAGAGATCGCCGGTCTATTCCGTGTGCCACCGCACATGATCGGAGACCTTGAGCGAGCGACGTTCAGCAACGTCGAGCAGCAGTCAATCGACTTCGTGGTCTACACCATGCAGCCGTGGCTGTCGCGCTGGGAACAGGAACTTAGCCGAGGCCTGCTTAGCGAGTCTGAGCAGGAGGAATACTTCGTCGAATTCCTGGTCGACGGCCTGCTGCGCGGCGATGCCACCGCACGAGCGAACTACTTCAGAACTGCCGTGCTGACCGGCTGGATGAACCGGAACGAAGTCCGCGAAATTGAGAACATGAACCGCGCCGATGGACTGGACGAATACCTGACGCCGCTCAACATGACGCCTGCCGACCTGCTGGCAGAAACCATCAAAGGGAAAATCCAATGAGCAAAGACATCGAACGCCGCCATTTCACGCTTGACGCGCTGCGCGTCGAGACCCGTGAAAACGGCAAGCGCAGCATCGTCGGCCACGCTGCCGTGTTCAACCAGCTCAGTGAGGATCTCGGCGGATTCCGCGAACAGATCGCTCCTGGCGCATTCGTTGACGCCATCCAGACCGACGACGTGCGCGCCCTGTTCAACCACAATCCTGACCACGTGCTCGGGCGCAATCTCTCCGGCACATTGAAACTCAGCGAGGATGCGCGCGGCCTCGCGATCGAGATCGACCCACCCGACACGCAACTGGCCCGCGACCTCCTGGTGAGCATGGAGCGCGGAGACATCAACCAGATGTCGTTCGGCTTCAGCGTCCGCCCCAATGGCCAGAACTGGGCGAAGGATGATGAGGGACGCGTTATCAGAACCCTCACCAAGGTGCGGCTGTTTGACGTGTCTCCGGTCACCTTCCCGGCCTACCCGCAAACCGACGTCGCCGCACGTCAGCTGCGCAGCTGGCAAGACGGAGACAAAACCGAAGCTGAACGCCAGGCCGCGCACGTCAAAGTGCTGCGCATGAGGCTCGATCTGGCAACCTGAGTTTTTTCCACATTTCCGCAATGGGCCGCACGGTTTTCCGCGCGGCCTTTTTTTTATGCGGCGCCCGCCCAACAGGCCAAGCGGACGCCATCCCGGTGTCCATGGCCTAACAGAAGGAGCCTAAGCAATGAGCAAGCGACTCAACGAACTGCGCCACCAGCGCAATAACCTCGTCACCCAGGCCCGCGAAGTGCTCGCGACGGTCGAAAAGGAAGGCCGCGGCCTGACCGGCGACGAGCAGCAGAAATACGACAAGCTGTTCGCCGACCAGGACGAGCTGCGCAAGACCATCGAAGCCGAGGAGCGCCAGATCGAACTGGAGCGTAGTATCGCCGGCCAGAAGCTCGACGAGGAGCGAGGCAAGGATGGCGACAACAAGCGCACCGGTCCGCGCGGCAGCGAGGAATACCGTGACGCATTCGGCGCCCTGCTGCGTGGTGGCGTGCAGTCCCTCAACCCAGACCAGGTGCGTGCGCTGTCCGCTGGCGCAGGCTCGGAAGGCGGCTTCTTCGTCATGCCCGAGCAGACCGTCGGCACGCTGATCAAGGCGATCAATGACGAGGTGATGATCCGCCAGTGGGCGACCAAGTTCACCGTTCCGTCCGCCGCCAGCCTGGGCGCGGTCTCGCTTGACGCCGATCCGGCTGACGCCGATTGGACCGGCGAAATCGCCACCGGCAGCGAAGACAGCAGCATGGCATTCGGCAAGCGCGAGCTGGTGCCGACCCCGCTGGCCAAGCGCATTAAGGTCAGTAACAAGCTGCTGCGCCAGGTGCCCAGCATCGAAGCCCTGGTGATGAGCCGCCTGGCCTACAAGTTCGGCATCTCTGAAGAAAAGGCCTACATGACCGGCAACGGCAGCAAGAAGCCGCTCGGTCTGTTCGCCGCATCGAATGACGGCGTGCCCACCTCCCGCGACGTGGTGACTGGCAGCGCGACGGACTACACCGTTGACGGCCTGATCTCCGCGAAGTACTCCCTCAAGGCCGGGTACCAGCGCAACGCCAAGTGGCTGTTCCATCGCGATGGCGTTGCCAAGATCGCCAAGCTCAAGGACAGCAACGGACAGTACCTGTGGCAGCCGTCCAAGAAAGACGGCGAACCGGACATGCTGCTTGGCGTGTCTGTCCATCAGTCCGAGTACGTGCCAAACACGTTCACCACCGGCCAGTACGTCGGCATCATCGGCGACTTCTCCTACTACTGGATCGCCGATGCGCTCGACATGCAGATCCAGCGTCTGGTCGAGCTGTATGCGGAAACCAACCAGACCGGCTTCATCGGCCGCAAGGAAGGCGACGGCATGCCGGTGCTGGCTGAGGCATTCGCCCGCGTCAAGACGTCCTGACAAATCTGACGGGCTGGGCCGTCATGCCAGCCCACGCAGAACCCATTACATAGGAGCCCAAAGAAATGGACATCAAGCAAAACCAGGACGTGCAGAACTCGCTCGCACCGGCAGCTCGCACTGCAACTGCAAACGGCAGCGGCGTTGACCTTGCCAACTTCGCCTCGGCGACCGTGGCCTTCTCCGTCGGCACCATCACCGACGGCACCCACACGCCGAAGGTTCAGGAATCCGACGACAACAGCACCTTTACCGATGTTGGCGCGGCCGATCTCATCGGCACGCTTGCCGCGCTGGCCAGCAACGTCAATCAGCGCGTCGGCTATCGCGGCACCAAGCGCTATGTGCGCGCCGTGACGACGATTGCCGGTGCTACCACTGGCGGCGTCTACGCTGGCGTGGTGATTCGTGGCGACGCCCGCAAGCAGCCGGTCGCCTGATAGCGGTTGAAACCTGACGGGCCGTGCCAGTCGCGGCCCTCTGTCGAGAGGACATCAACATGGAAATTCGCATGAAAACCCTGATGGCCGGGCCGAACGGCTCGCGTCATCCTGGCGAACGCTGCACAGTCGAAGCAGACGAGGCTGAAATGCTCATCAATGGCGGCTATGCCGAGGCCATCGATGACGGCGACGGCAAGAAAGCCAGCGATGAAAACGGCGAACAGCCCGCCGAGGCCATCGATGACGGCGACGGCAAGAAAGCCAAGAAGAAGTAAATCAGCATGGGCATGACTCTTCTCGTGGCGCCCTCCGGCGAGCCAATCACGCTCGCCGAGGCCACGCTCCACTGCCGCGTCGACGGGACCGACGACGACGCGCTGATCACCGCGCTGATCGTCGTCGCGCGCGAGAAGGCAGAGTCACGCACCGCCCGCGCACTGCTCACCCAGCAATGGCGGCTCGACCTCGATTGCTTCCCGGCCGACAGCATCGACCTGCCTAAGCCTCAGCTCGCATCGGTCCAGAGTATCACCTACCTGGACGGAGACGGTGTGCGGCAGACGCTGGATACGTCCGAGTACACGGTGATCACCAACGAGACGCCAGGCGTGGTGCTGCCTGCCTACGGCAAGTCTTGGCCATCGTGCCGGGTCACCCCGGGAAGCGTGCAGATCAGCTTCACCGCAGGCTATGGTGCTGCAGCCGCGGTGCCGCAGGCGATCAAGCAATGGATGCTGCTGCACATCTGCACCTGGTACGAGCACCGCGAGTCGGTCAGCGTCGGCCCCGGCAGCGGCGGCGTCGCCGTCATGCCCTACGCCGATGAGCTGCTCTACGAATACCGCAAACACATGATCAGCTTCTGACCATGTACCGCATGCAGAACCCCGCCCCGGGCGACCTAGACCGGCGCGTCACCCTGCGCCTGTGGCAGGACCAGCCGAACGCCGCGTTCGGTATCGACCAGACCTACGACGCCGGCGTAACCGTGTGGGCGCGCATCGAACCGGTCGGCGGATCGGTGTA